CACCGCGTGATCGCAGAGGTCGAACAGTCGCAGGCGAGGTTCGTGCCTACTCGAAGCAGCTTTCCAACTCAGGTGTTTCGGCGATGAGGAGCGGCGGCAGATTTGGCGCTCCCTAGCGGAATCGAACGCTCTCTCCACCGTGAAAGAAATGGTACGGCATCCATGGGCGTCTACTGGTGTTCCGAATAGCTGATTTTCTCCAATAGAATAGCCTACTTGCGCGCATGGCGATCTATTGACGTTTACCCACATATATTGGACATCTGTTGGACACGGTCCCGCTCTCCACCGGAGAACAGATGCATGGCGCGCACAATTCGAGACGCGATATTGGACACGAGAACGGCGCGTGGCCGCCTCAAGGCGCGCGGCAAGCCGTACTGGCGCGGGTTGGAGCCTGGACTGCACCTTGGCTATCGCAAGCCGCTGAGCGGCGCCGGCAAGTGGCTGGCGCGGCACTACATCGGCGAGCAGAAATACGAGGTCGAGGCGATCGCCACCGCGGACGATTTCAGCGATCCGGACGGCGTGGCCATCCTGTCATTCGCCCAAGCGCAAACGCTGGCGCGGTCCCGAATGGTCGACCGTGCGCACGCGGTGGCGGGAAAGAGAAAGCCGCTCACCGTCAAGGACGCCATTGAAAGCTATCTTACGTACCTTGAATCGAAGCGCAGCCGATCAGGGCGGGAGGCGCGCTATGCGGCCGACGCGTTCATTCTGCCGACGCTGGGGGCCGTCGAGATCAATACACTGACGCCCGAACAGGTGCGCTCGTGGCTCTCGAAATTGGCCAAGGCTCCCGCTCGCATCCGAACGAAAAAGGGCGAGAAACAGCAATTTAAGTCGACCGACGATCCGGAGAACCAACGGCGGCGGCAGTCGTCGGCAAACAGGATTCTGACGATCCTAAAGGCCGCGCTCAATCTGTGCGCACACGACCACCCGAAGGCCATCCCGTCCGATGCAGCATGGCGCCGGGTAAAGCCGTTCAAGGGGGTCGATGCGGCGCGCATCCGATATCTGAGCATCAAGGAAGCCAAGAGTCTATTGGACGCATGCGCGGCCGATTTCCGACGTCTGGTTCGCGGTGCGTTGGAAACCGGCGCGCGGTACAGCGAGCTGTGCGCACTCACCGTTGCAGATTTCAACGTGGACAGCGGCACCATTGCCATTCGTCAGTCGAAATCCGACAAACCGCGCGACATCGTCTTGACGAGCGATGGTGTCGAGTTTTTCCGCGAGATCACGAAGGGCAGGGTGGCCGGCGAAACGATGTTCGTGAGGGAAAGCGGCGATGCGTGGCAGTCGTCCTGGCAAAAAGATCCGATCGCCGAGGCGAGCAAGGCGGCGAAGATTGCCCCGACCAATTTTCACGCGCTGCGCCACACGTGGGCAAGTCATTGCATTATGGCCGGCGTGCCACTGATGGTCGTCGCGAAGAATCTCGGACACAGCACAACGCGCATGGTCGAAAAGCACTACGGCCATCTCGCACCGAGCTACGTCGCCGATGCGATCCGCGCTGGTGCTCCGCGCTTCACAACATCTAGCGTGTAAACTTGAAATTGAACCAAACGGATAGTGCTGTTAGTTCAAAATCATGTTGACAAATTCTCCTGTATTGACAAGCACTTAGCACCGATATATAAACATAGATTGTCAGTGCCTTGCTGCGCCAACCCCACCGCTCGTCGCGCGTGTTTTTGAAGATTGTGCAGCTCGTTCAACGATAGACCGGCGCAGGGCTGACCTTCCCAGAATCGCAACGGGCGAACTGCGCCCGCAAACGGAGGTCGCTATGCGATCGTTTTCGATTGATGAGTGGTGCCAACTGCACGGCTTCTGCCGGGCGTTCTTCTACAAGCTCCGCGCGCAGGGCCAAGCTCCGCGGACCTACAACGTGGGCCGCATTGTCCGCATCAGCGAGGAAGCCAACAACGAATGGCTGCGCGCCCGTGAAGCCGCCAGCCAGGGAGTCGCGGCATGACCGATGCAGAAGCGCTGCGCGAGGCCATTGTGCGGGCGAAGCGAGCCCGCAAAAAGCTCGATACGGTCATCGTCAGGGAGATCGCTGACGCGCGAGCCGATGAACCGCTTAAAGAGTTGCGGTTCGCGCTGATCGCGCTCGAAGCGATCGCGGCACAGATCCCGTAACGAAAACCGCCCGACGGTGGCACATCGGGCGGCGGATCGTTGTATGCGGTGGTGGCTTGGCAAGCATGTGACTAGCATACTTCGATCGTTGTCGTAAAGTGAAATCGTCGGGCTCCATCGACTTTTTGGAGTCCTAGTAATGAGTATCCATCAAGCACCACCCACCGAGTGGGTGCCGGTTACTGACGAAATCGTCAGCTTTCTCCATGTCAAATACTGCCTTTGGATCGACGATTTAACCGAGATCCGGGAGCGAATGGATGCGCTACGCGATGCGCACCGCGTGGGCTGGAAACCGCCGGCCGAACTGCAAGAGCGACTCGACGATCTCAACGAGCGTGACGAGCTATATGCGGCCAAGCACATGGACGTTGCTCGCGCGTTCCTCAACGCTGCCGATGCTGATATCGCCGCAACAGAGCCGCAGCGTTCGGCACAAAAAGAAACACTCATCGGTGCGCTCGTTCAGCTCAAGCACGCGTGGGAAAATGGCTGGCCAACGGCGGACACGTGGACGGCGGAAGAACGCAGCGAATTGATGTGGCTGATCTACTGCAATCCGGAACTGAAAAGCCTGTTCAACACCAGCGCGCAAAACGTTGTCTATTTTTGCCAGAAGTATCAGCGGCTGTACCAGCGATACAGAGAAGCCGAGCGCGCTCAACTCGGACTCGGCGTGAAGCCAAAACTCAAACCCACCTTGGGAATGAAGCGTTTCGGGAAGGGAATTCGTAAGTGACCGCACTGCCGTTGAAGGTTTTCGATGAATGTACGAACGAGCCAGCCAAGCCGTGGCTTATCAAGGGTGTGCTCGCGCTCGATGAGGATTCGTCTTGGTATGGTCCGGCGGGCGGGTTGAAGTCGTCGCTCCTGACCGACATTGCGGTACAGGGCGCCGCTGGTCGGGACTGGCGCGGCTTCAAGACGAAACGCAAGTTCGGCACGGTTTACTTTGCGCTGGAGCGCGCCGGGCTACAACGGCGACGCCTGGCCGCGTATGCCAAGCGGGATGGTCACACTGGTCTGCCGATTGCGGTGGTCGACCAGATCGTCGATTTAACGGACGAGGCCAGCGTGCAGATCGTGATCGCGACGATCAAGGCAGCACAGGAACGGTTTGGCGTTCCTGTCGGGCTGGCGATATTCGACACCTACGCCAAGGCGGTTGCAGCCGGCGGCGGTGACGAGGACAAGGCGCAGCACGTCAATCTGGTTGCCGCGAACTTGAAGCGCATACACGACCTGCTAGGCCAGCCGATCCACTTGGCGACGATCGGGCACACCGGCAAGGACGAAACTAAGGGCGAGCGCGGCAGCAGTGCCAAGACCGGTCACATCGATCTTGGCGTGCAGATCTCCGGCGACAAGATTAAGATCGCAACCATCACGAAGGCGAACGATCAGGCCGAAGGCGTGCTGACATCGTTCATGGGCGAGGAAGTAGTGATCGGCGAGGACGAGGACGGCGACGCCCTGGTCGCGTTTATTGTCTCCGCCGCGGCCGTCCAGGCGCCACCGGAAGCGGCGTCACGGCTGAGCGACAACCAGGTGAACGCTTTGGACACGCTCAGGGCGGCCATCAAGGAGCACGGCCAGAAAGGCGCGGTGGCGGTCCACACATGGAAAGAGGAGCTGTTCAGGCGTGGCGTGCTGGATCGTGATGCGCCGAACCCGCGAGAACCGTTCAGGCGTTTGAAGGGTTCTCTGATCAAGACGCAGCGCATTCAGGAGGATAATGGCATGGTGCGGTTGACCAGTTCGAACGTCATCCCAATCACCACGCGAGCGGCGCCCGCAATTCTTTCTCCATGTCCAGTGCCTCCACCAATTCCAATTCGCTAGTCCGCGTCACGTCCGTCACACCCTATAGGGTGGTGTGACGTGACGGACGGGCAGGGACCGTCACATGTGACGCGATGTGACGGTGACGTGACGGTGTGACGGTATGTAAACTGTCAACATAATCAAAGACTTAGAGAATTATTCGCTTGATCTGCACTGGAAAACGTGTTCAATTGCCGGTGTAAGTTACGTGTCAAGATCAATTTGGAGTGGACAGCGCAAATGGATGACCGTGGACCGTACCTCGTGGGTGGAAATCCGGACGACGTGGCGCAGGCGCTCATGGACGGAAAGCCGGTGAGCGATGAACTCGGTGGCCTCTATGCACGTGTCCTGCGTAGGCACATTGCTGGACTGGCGACGAAGCATTTGCAGCCCGACCCTGAGCCCGAGCCGCCGCCATCAGCGGTCGTGCTGCCGTTTCCGTCGGCTGACACTATTCGACCGACATCGAAGGGTGATTGACATTCGGTAGTTTTGTGGCATTATAGCCACTGATCGAAGCACGATCGTTGCCCGGCGGGATGCCCTGAAAAGCCCCGCCGGGATTTTTGCGTGAGTACCGTTGAGCATTCTAGACTCTGAGCTTGCCGACACCCTGACCGAAGCGTTGAGCGCGTTCGATATCCCGCAGTCGTGCGTGGTCACGCGCATGGAGGTCAGCGGCCCTGAATGGGATCCGACCCTAACGCCCGTCGACCACGCATGCAGCGGCTGGATCGACAATTACACCCAGCTCGACCACGTAGACAGTGCGGTGCAGATCAACGATCGCAAGGCGTTCGTGCTGTGCTCATCCCTCGACATCACACCCACGACTGCCGATCAGTTCAAGCTTGGCGGTGTGAGCTATTCAATCGTCAACGTGCAGCGCGATCCCGCGAGCGCGGCCTGGGTGCTGCAGGCGCGCGCATGAGGTATGGGACCCGCAAGCGCCGGTTTGGGGAGGGGTTACGCGGAGCGGGCTTCTTCGTTCTCTCGCCCGAGATCGGGTGGCCCCGGTGAACGCGAAAAAGGCCATCCGCTTCCTCCAAAAGTTAAAAATCCCCGAAGGTCCGGCGGCTGGAAAAGCGCTGCGCCTGGCTCCGTTCCAGAAAGAATTCGTCACCGGGGCGCTCGCGCCGGGAATTTCGGTGGCTGCGCTCTCGATCGGCCGCGGCAACGCGAAAACGGCGCTTTCGGCTGGCCTTGCCCTTGGCGAATTGCTCGGCGAGATCGGCGACACGCAGCCGAACCGGGAAATCCCCGTCGGCGCCCGCACGCGCGACCAGGCGCGGCTCGTATGGAATTTCGTCGCCGGCTATGCCCGCTATCTGCCCGAAGACACGCAAAAGCGGTTGACGTTCCGCCGCGCGCCGCGGCTGGAAATCGAGTACGAGGACGCGAACGGGACGCACCTGCTGCGCTGCCTCGCGGCTGATGGCAAATCGGCGCTCGGTGGCGCCCCGACGCTCTCGATCTTGGACGAGCGTGGCCATTGGGCGGCCGGCAAAGGCGACGAACTGGAGCACGCGCTGCTGTCCGGCAGTGGCAAGCGTGGCGGTCGCGCCCTGATCATTTCCACGTCCGCGCCCGACGACGCGCACCCGTTCTCCAAATGGCTGGATGAGGAACAGGAAGGCGTCTATCGCCAAGAACACCGGCCGGCGCCGGGCCTGCCCGCGGACGATCTGGAATCGCTGCTGGTCGCCAACCCGGGCGCGGCGCACGGGATCGGATCGAGCATCGAGTGGTTACAGGCGCAGGCACGCCGCGCGATCGCTCGCGGCGGATCGAGCCTTACGACGTTCCGCCTGTACAACCGCAACGAACGAATTTCGGGCGAGACGCGCGACCTATTGCTGACGGTCGACGAATGGCTGTCGTGCGAAGTCGCCGAACTGCCTGCGCGGCAAGGTCCGGTCGTTATCGGAATCGACCTTGGCGGCTCCGCCTCGATGACCGCAGCGGCGTTCTACTGGCCAGAAACCGGCCGGTTGGAAGCGCTCGGCTGGTTTCCGTCGCAGCCAAGCTTGCTTGATCGTGGCCAGCGTGACGGCGTTGGCGATCGATACGCGCAAATGTCCGGCCGGGGCGAACTGTCGACGCTCGGCAACGCAACCGTTCCGGTCGCGCCGTGGCTTTCGGAAGTCATGCGCCACGTCGAGGGCGAGACGATCGCCGCCCTGGTCATGGATCGATACAAGCAAGCGGAGCTTGGGCAGGCAATCGACGCTGCCGGCGTGCGCGTGCCGCTCGTGTGGCGCGGGTTCGGCTTCAAGGATGGTAACGAAGATTGCGACCGCTTTCGCCGCGCGTGCTTTGACGGGCTGGTGAAGGCCGCACCGTCGCTATTGCTGCGCTCGGCATTTGCCGATGCGGTTTGCCTGCGCGATCCGGCGAACAACATCAAATTGGCCAAGGCGCGTTCGCTTGGACGTATCGACGCGGCATCCGCCAGCGTTCTGGCCGTCGCTCAGGGCGCGCGAATGCTCGCCGCTCCCGTTCGCAAAGCGAGGGCGCCGCAGTGGGTGTGAACCGCGCGCCATCGTCGATTTACAAAGACCCGCGATGGGCAGTGGTCCGGTTGCAAGCGAAGCGCCGTGACGGCTGGAAATGTGTCGAGTGTGGCGCGCGTGGTCGCCTCGAAGTGCATCACATCAGGCGCGTGAAGCATCACCCTGAACTCGCCTACGACCTCGAAAATCTCAAGACTTTATGCGGGCGCTGCCATGCCCGCGTCACCGCAATCGAAGTGGGCATCGCGCCACTCGATCCAAAGCGCCAAGCGTGGCGCGACCTCCTCAAACAAAAGGAACTGCAATGCTTACCAGTGTGAAAATCCAGCGCCGCCAGTCGGAAATCCGTCAGGCTCTGGCCGGTCTCGTCGGCAAAACCGATTTGACCGAGGATGAAACCCGCAGCATGGAGACGATGGACTCGGAATATCGTTCGAACGAAACGCGCTACCGCGCCGCGCTGATCGCCGAAGACACCGAGCGGCGCGAAGCCAAGGACGATCTGGAGACGCGCTCCGATCGCGAATATTCGGCGCTGGTCGACAAATTCGAGATGCGCCAAGTCGCGCTTCATCTCGATGAAGGCCATGTGATCACCGGTCCGACTGCCGAAATCGTGCAGGAACTGCGCAGCAAGGGCGGCTATCGCGGCGTTCCGATTCCGTATGAGGCGCTGTCGCTGGAAAAACGTGCCGGCGAGACCGTCGCGAGCGGTACGCCTTCGCCGAAAATGACCGCGCCGATCATCGATCGGCTGTTTCCCCAGTCGGTCGCCTCGATCATGGGCGGTCAGCTCGTTTCGATTGCGCAGGGCACGAACGAATATCCGATCGTTTCCAGTGCTGTTTCCGCAGCCTGGCAGACTTCGGAGACCGGCTCGGTTGGTGGACCGACGCAGTACACGACCGCAAGCCGCACGATCGCGCCGAACAACACGCTCGGCATTCAGATGAAGATCACTCGCAAGACGCTGAAGCAGTCCGGCGATGGTCTCGAACAGGCTGTTCGCCGTGACATGAACGGGTGCATGGCGCAGGCCATGGACAAGGCTGTGTTTCTCGGCGCTGGCGCGAGCGGTGAGCCGGCCGGTCTGCTTGTGGGCAGCTACAGCATCACTTCGACGGCGGTCAACGCATCCGTGAAGTGGTCTGCGTTCCGCACCGCGATCGTCAATTTCCTGGTCGCGAATGCAATTCCGGCGCAGTCGACTACAAATCAGAGCTTCAACAGCGGCGTGAAAGTTCTGATCCGTCCGGAAGTCTACGACTTTATGGACAACGAACTGCTGACCAACACGGCGACCTCCGAATACTATCGTTTCGCGATCGGCGTCGGTGCGGACAACATCGTGATGTCGTCCAACGCACTGGCCGCGCCGACTGGTACGCCGCTGGCGACCAAAGCGCTGCTCACTGCGTCGGCCGGCGGCGTTCCGCCTTTCTTCGTCGGTCTGTGGGGCGGTATCGACCTGATCCGCGATCCGTACTCGGACGCTGCGTCGGGCGGTCTGCGTCTCACCGCGCTGGCGACCATGGACGTCTCGGCTGCTCGTTCACAGCAGTTGCAGATCCTCACCGGCTTGCAGTTGGCGTAAGATGCTGCACGCTGCTGATCTTGGCAGCCTCGAACTCCGTGCGTCGCAAAACGGCGCACGGAAGCTCGCCGGCCGCTTCCCGTACAACAAATGGGCGGTGCTCTCGGACGGCGGCAAGACCGGACGGCCGAAGAAAGAGCGCTTCGCGCCCGGCGCATTCACGTACAGCCTTGAGCACGTCGACGACTCGCCGATTCATCTGCTCGCTGGCCATTCCTATGACCGGGCAAACAAGACGTTGACGCTCACCGATACGGATACAGAATTGCTTTTTGAGGCCATTCTGACTCCCGAGGTCGTGAGCATTACGTGGGTGCAGGACTTGCTCCGCCTAATCGAAGCTGGTCTGAGCGTCGGCCTTTCGCCTGGCTTCCGCATTCCGCCCGAACGTGCTGTGCCGGCGGGCGAAGCCGAACTGATCGAAAACGAGGGTTACAACCCTTCCAAGGGCGCCTTCAACGCAATCTTACGCACGATCCTGCAAGCCATCCTGTTCGAACTCTCGATCGTGACGCGGCCGGCCTACGACGAAGCGCAAGTTGAGGCGCGCAATTGGCAAGTGACCGACTCCGGCCTCGCTGTGCCGCGCCCACAAACCATTTTGAGGTACCGATGAGCACGACGATTGATCAGGTCGAGGGCGTACCTGCGTCCTATCCGACGACTTCGCCGGCAGTTTCTGCCGCGGTGTGGCAGCGGCTCGAATCCTACATCGCTTATCGCTTCACGCCGCGCGCCGTGATCTGGACCGTTGAGGGACCAGGCGAATGGCATCCGCCGTTGGCTCCGGCGGTGATTTCCAAGATCGAAATTTGGTCGGATGGAGCATGGTCGGACATTACGGCCAACGCTCCCGACGCCTCGCCGCTGGGTGGCTACTGCTTGCCGGGGTGCGGTCCCTACAAATTCACCGCCAGCGTCGGCGATGGAATGACGCTGCCCGCGATCGTCGCGGAAGCTGCGCAACGCCTTTCTGCCTACATGGCCGTGAAACCCGGCACTCCCGGCGCGCGATCGGAGCGCATCAGCCGGTTCGATTTCCATTCAGCGTACGCGCTCTGAAAGCTGGATGGCTGCGGCGATTCAAAACAGCGGCGCTGCGGACCTGCTGCGCAATTATCGGAGAGTGTGATGGGGTTTCTGGATTATTTCCGCCGCTCGGCGCCGCACGTTGAGCAACGCAGCGCCGGATCGGGCTTCACTGCCGAGGTCATGCGGATGCGCGAGGCCTACATTTCCGGCAGGACCGGCCTTGGAGAACTGACCGGCACCGTTTCCAGTTGCGTGGCCCTTTGGCAAAATTCGCTTGCCCTGGCCAAGCCCGCGGGGACCGATCTGTTCGACCCGTGCACACTCGCTCTGATCGGGCGTAGCCTGGCGCTTCGTGGCGAATTCGTTGCGTTGATTGACGGTGACGAATTGGTGCCGGCGAGCGACTGGGACACCCGGACCCGTAACAGCAAGCCGGTCGCGTACCGGCTGACCATTCCCGAGGCTGGCGGCGGTCGCAGCATGACGGCGCTTGCTGGCGAGGTGCTGCACGTTCGGATCAATGTCGACGCCGCAGCGCCCTGGCTGGGCGTTTCGCCGCTCCGGACCGCTTCGCTTTCCGCCGGCATGCTGCATTCGGTCGAGACGGCGCTGAGCGAGGCGTATCAGGACATGCCGTTCGGCAGTCAGGTGGTCCCGATGCCGGAGAGCCCCGACGTCGACAACAGCAACATGGCAAGCAGCTTCCGTGGCCAGCGTGGTCGCGTCCTCCTCCGCGAGAGCGTGGTTGTGCAGGCGGCCGGCGGCCCGGCGCCGCAGCAGGACTGGAAACCTTCCGACCTTACGCCAAACCTTCAGGGCGCCGTTCCGATCGAGACGCTTGCCAGCGCGCGCAGTTCGGTCCTGGCCGCGTATGGCGTTTTGCCAGCGCTGTTCGACCCGGCCACCACTGGTCAGCTTGTGCGCGAAGCGCAGCGCCATCTGGTGCAGTTCACGTTGCAGCCCGTCTCGGACCTGATCGCCGAGGAAGCGTCGGAGAAGCTGGGCGGCACCGTCACACTCGACGCCCTGACCGGGACGCAGGCGTTCGACACTGGCGCGGCCGCCCGTTCGTTCCAGATGCTCGTTGCTGGCCTGGCGGCCGCCAAGGAAGCCGGGATCGACGCAAAGGGCGCACTGGCCATGCTCGACTGGACCGCGGCGGAGTAGGTGCCATGCGCGACGAAGGTCTGTGGTGCGCCGTGATCACGCAGGCCCTTGAGGACGCGACCATGAAGGTTGCGCCCATAGAGCCCCGTCACAGCACCACGCGCCGGGCAGAGCTGCGGCAGAAGGCGGCGGACAAGGCCGAGGCGCGGGCCTGGCTGGAGGGTGGTCCGGACTTTGACGCGGTTTGCGGCATGGCCGGGCTCAACCCGCAGCAGGTACGGGCATATGCGAGGAAATTGATCAATGACGTTCAAGCTGGAAATTGCCAAATGGGTGTCAAAGGTCAAAGTCGACATGGACGAGGCGTTCCGCGGTCTGGCGCTGGAGATTGCCCGGCGGATCATCGAGAGGACGCCGGTAGCGTCGGGTAACGCCCGCGGCGCGTGGGTCGCGGCGGTCAACGGTGTCCCGACCAGCGGCGACCCGCCCGATGACAAGGACGGCGCGGCGACAATGGCCCGAATCGCGGCCGTGATCGCCACGGCCAAGGTCGGGGATGTGATCTACATCAGCAACGGCGCGGACTACATCCACGCGCTCGAATTTGGCAAATCGGACCAGAGCCCGGGCGGTATGGTGCGGGTGATACTGATGGAGCGTCAGGCGATCGCGGGTCAGGTCGTGGCGAAGCTGCGCTAGATATTGGCCATTTGTTGGACATGGCCAGCGGGCGAGTAGCTAAGTGATTGATTTTGCTGGCGCTCCCTAGCGGAATCGAACCGCTCTCTCCACCGTGAAAGGGTGGCGTCCTGACCGATAGACGAAGGGAGCAAACGCAGGGCCCCGCCGCTTTCCGCGGCACGGCCGCTGGCCGGCCGAGCAG